GCCCAACAAGAGCGACTGATTGGCCGCGCTTTCCTCACCCAAAGCTTCCAGCTGCTGCTGACCGCTAATCTGTATCGTCTTGTTCTGAATGCCATAGGCTTCCAGGGCCGCGTTATTGTGGATGGTGAAGGCGTCTGTAGCAGACACCTTACCCTCGGCCACAGCTTGCTCAAGAGGCGTGCCAGCATTGGTATTGACCCCCTGGGCCGCGTAAGAAGCTTTCTGCGCTCCAATGATGCCGTTGGCCCTGGCACCCGAAGAAAGAAGCTGTTGGCCTTCCTGGGACTCGACCTGCCCCTGAGCCACGGCCCCCCGCCTTAAGTTGAGAGCCGACTGGTAACGGTTGAATCCGGCCTGAGTCATAAGAGCATTGGACTGGCTCTGAGCCGTCAGGAAGTCATCGACCCCCGTCACGGAACCTGTGGCATTCATTATTGCAGCGCCATGCTTGCCAAAGAATCCGTCTTCAAAACCGCCCTTCAACTCAGGAACACCTTCAGGGTCAGAAGGAGCACTGTTATTATCAGGGGCGCTAGGCATCTGCGCTCCGGTGCTGTATTCGGTTTGAAAGGCCGACAGCAAATCGGGGTCAAGTTCCATCGCCATCGTCAACCTCCCATCATAAACTTGCCAGCCGGCACCATCGAAAGCACCGTCATAGGCAATGGATTCGGCTGCCGGACAAAGACATTCGCGCCAAAAGCAAACTTGGCATCTACAGCAGCAATTTCAATTCCTGTGTGAGCTACGGGAACATGTCCCAGGCTCTCACAGGTTCGGGTCTTGTATTCCTCAAGATTTTCCAACGGAAGTGTGTTGTCGTCAATGGGAGGTTCTGCGCCAACCCAAACGCCCCTTGACTTTTCAAAATAGATTCCAACACGGTTAATTAATTGGGGCTTGTCCTGGGAAGTCATACCCTGCTGATTCGTGTCTATGTTCAGGCTTCGCATGTCAGAAAAATATGGCAACCCAACTCGCACAAAGCTATAGTAACCAGGAAGCTGAACAGCCCCGCCTTGCACCGTGAGCATGGTTTCTGTGGCCGGGCTGGACAGCACGGCTCCGTCAGCGATGACAGACACGGGAGTCCCGTCAGGGAATTGAGAGAGCCCCGACACCACGTTCACGGCAAGGGCCCACTGCGTTATGACCCATTGAGCAGTCATGCTGGCCGGCAAGGTGAGATTGGGACGGACAAAGGCGTCGTCTCTGCTGATATATTGGAGGATGGTGCAAGTGTAGACCGAACCGTCCGCCGGGTCATGCAGGATGATTGCCTTGCCCACCATGTCAGGCGTGAAATAATCCCATCCTCCGCCCGAGGTCCCGTGGCTCAGGATAAACCCTGACCCGTTTGCCGTAGGGTCGCCCGTGTTGAAATTCATCTTGCATGGAGCGGTGTTCCTTCCATCGTAGTACGAAGAACAGTCCATGTAGCAATAAGCATTCACATCAGGCACGGTCATGCTCTTAGTCTTTCCGGCCAAGCGACCCTCGGTGATATAAACCGTGTCCTGAACCTGGGGGATGACTTGATTGGCAAAGCGTTCAACGAAGCGTGTCCCGTTTCGATTGACTACTACATAAAGAGCCGTCTCGGTTCCTTCGGGAATAGCACATACATTCTCAAAGCTGCCCAGGGTGTCGCAACGCGACCAGCCGCGGATTTGAAGCTCTGGAAGATAGCACATGCAGAGCAACGCTCCATCATCGCGCACAGCCCAAACCAAAGAGTTTGGCTCCTGTTGATAGCACCAATCGAGGATAGTGTATCCGTCAAAAAGATGTTGACTATTGATGGTCAAATCATCGCCCAAATAACCGTTGAGCATGTAGGTGTATTGAAGCTCGCGGACCTTAGATTGAAGGGTCTGAACGTGCAAGACGTTCTTACCTATGCTGATAGGCTTCAATAATTGATTCGCTCCATAAAATCCCTGTTGGACTAAGCCAATGGCCGTGGGAGTAATAGGGCCCGCACTGTAAGCCGACCCGGCGCCGTAACACGAAAACTCCCCTGTCTCAGTGAAGATGAGCAAAAAGGCGTTGTCCACCAGTTGCGTCACAGCATTATAGCTCGTCCCAGCCACTTCAAACTGCACGGTATCGCTTTCAACTGCTGCAGGTTGAGTTGTGGTGAAGACGTTGAACCTGCCAGTGTTGGATGCGTAAATCCAATCCTCATTCACATCAGTGTTCGCAAGCAGAAGCCTCTGCTGGAACATGCCGATAACAGAAGGATTTCCAATCTGGCCGGCACCAATAGCAGTGTAATTTGGCAAAAACTTGCTAGTGTCCGGCACCGTCCCAGTGTCAGTGAACGTTGTAGTTTCGCTAACCCCGATGAGTCCCCAAAGATTTTCCGCTGTCAAGCGATAAATATTGTACACATAATTTCCAGTGGCAGATGGAGCTTCCCAAGTCAGGGTTAGAGGACCATAAACAAAGAATTTCGCCAAAAAAGCCAGAGTGATTCCTTGCCATCCATTTTGGTCAACCCATAATATAATGCTTTCAGTCGGATTCAAAAGTTCCATCAAAACTTGAGAACTGGTTGGCGATTCTATCGGTTGACCGCCGACATAACTAGAGGCCACATTACCACTAGGAGTCATCCCAGCTTCTGGATAAAGTGCCGCGCTAATGACCTGGCTAGTCAAACAAGCCAGTATTGACCCGTCGGGAGCAAGCGCCGAATAATTTGAACCATCAATGCTCAAAAAAGAAACTTGACCAGTCGAAACCTGACCTTGAAAAACCTGCCCATCAAGAGCCTGGTTCCCTGTGCCTTGAAACTGAAAAAAATCCCCAGTCAAAAAAGTGCTAGTATCTGTGACACGAACCGTGAGAGGGAACCCAGGAACGAAGCTATTTATGACCTGCTCGTTTGCAGAATTAAAACGACTATAATAATTTACATCAGCGTCTACTTCACCCTCTCCAACCGTATCCGGATTTCCGTCCGCAATCTTTTCTCTATCTTCTGACTTAACATACCAACCCGAAATACTTCCCGGCATAGGAAAGGATTCTATACCGGTTTCAGCGTCTGTCGCGGTAATCATATACCGGTTTTGGTCCAAACCAAAATGAACGTCGTCTGTGCCTGCAACAGGAAAACCGTTTTGTCCGGGAATAATTCTGCCGTTAAGAGGGAGAAAATCCCAAGGCGCGTTCCAGTGGCCCGGATTGCTTCCCGAATTCGGGAAATTCAAATATCCACTTGTGGCTCCAAACCAAGGATAAAGACCAGCAGGGTCGGCAAACGTTGGCGTCGTCACGGTCTGCCCACTTCCGGGCATAGGAGTCTGAGGCGTAAACACCATCTGCGCCAAGCTCCACTGGTCGTCACCAGCACAAGTGAGCTGATAGACTGGATGACCAGCGCAGACGATGTACATGACGTTTCGATTTTGAGTGACTTGAATCTTAGGAACATCCGTGATGCTATAAGGCGTCGGAATCTCAAAAACCTGCCCCATCAACGGATACCAATTCACTGCATTGGGAGGCACGACGTTCATTCCAGGAGCCACAGCATAATAGTAGGCCCCGTTATAGCTGACCATGTTACCAATGACATACGCCTGGGTGGCGCTCCAAGGCGTGGCATCCGTGGCCTGAATCTGTACGCCATTGCGATACACACGCATGTAATTCTGGCCGAACTCTAAGACGTAGGAGAAAAAATTGCTGAACACAAATGAAATCAGCCGGATACGTCCGGCTGAACTGTTCTTGACCGGCGCCACCATAACGGTGCCCGGTCGATTCGTGAATCCACCCTGGCGCATGATGTAGCCGTTGCGCGCCGTCTTGAGGCCCTTCGCATGCTGCGAAGCGTCTACCCTGGCCCACATAGCCGGGGTAAGCTCACCAGCCTCAAAGGACCGCTGCGATAAAGAGCCATCATAAGGGGGCATATTTTAATTCCCGATGATGACCGACGTAGGGGCAGGAAACCATCCTGCTCCCCCGTGGTGTCGATGCTCCGGCCCCCGCGTGTCGATGAACTCTCCATCGCGCACCGGGTCGTCAACTTCCTCATTGGCTGCGTGCATGGCAGCCGTGGCAATGGCCTGGTTGTACTGAGCCGCGGCCTTGTCCCCAAGCTTGTAGGGGTCGCCGCCAGTGAGCTTTGGCGCCATATAGGCCGCCAATTTGAACACCAGGGCCCGGACAAAATCAGCCGGGAAGTCTGCCACAATGTGCCAGTCCCCGGTGAACTCGACGTAAAGGTCAGGCTGGTCGGCCAGGATGACCTCAATCATCTCCTGGGGCTGCGTGGGGGGCATCGGGGGAGGCATGACGAACACGCCGGGGCCAACCTGGGGCCCCGAGGCCGGCAGAGGCGGTGCAGGCATCAACTCAAGGTCCCCAGGCCCGGTGGGCGCGGAGATGCGGGCAATCTTGTACTTCTGTCGGCTCTGCGCGTCGTCGTTCCGGTTGTAACCATAGCCCGAGAATAGACGCCGGACCGCCACGCAATGTCTCGGATAGGCGTAAACAAATCGCCTCTCCAAGGAGTAATGATGACTCACCAGGACAAGCTTCTGTTGGAATGTGGCAAAGGGCCAAGGAAAGTCCCTCAAGATTTCTAGGAGAGACTGCTCATAGTAAATCTTGGCCGTCGACGCCACCGTGCCCTGGTCCTGCTCATAGTTGACCACAGACATATGCGACCCAAGCTGGGCCGCTGCCATGTTCACAACGTTAGATGGGACCAGGGCGCCCATCTTAGATGACCTCTTGCGAACTCTGCTTCTTCAGCTTAGAGCTTTTCTCGTTCTCTCCCGCGCTAGAACCAGGCTCTACCTCTGCATTGACGCCAGTCTTGGCGCGTTCCACCATCGCCGTGCCACCAGCGTTGGGCACAGATTCGGTGTCCGTCTGCTCTTCGCGGCCCAGGGCCCTCAAATCCTCACGGGCTTGAGCCTGCCTGAGCGAAGTCTTGTCGTTGTCAACGACCTTCTGCATCCAGCCGCCGCGCTTCTTGTGGTCAGCGAAAAACGTATCGGCGGTAAGAGCGACCCCGTTCTGGTCAATCTTCACCGTGCCGTCGCTCTCCTTCATGTCCACCAGAACGAAGATGCTCCCTGGGCGATGATACTGGCCGCCATAGTAACCGGCTGCAGTGGCCTTGACTTTAATCGCGGGCATACAATCCTCCGTTTAAAAACCATCGGGCGGACCCCTAACAGGGCCCGCCCTCTGGTCGGTTTTCTTACTGGTTCTGGATGACCCAACCGCTTTGGTAGAAAATGTCATCGGCAGAGATGCTGTTGCTCGGCTGAATCCAAGCCGCCACACCCAAAGTCGCGGCTCCGGTCCCGTTCGTCAGGATGAACTTCAGCCCCGAATAGAGCAGGAAGCCCAGGGTCGGGCCGGTCAGGGGCAACACGAAATAGGTGCCGACCGTGACGGTTTTGGGGATGGTCAACGTGGCCAGGATGACGGGGGAGTTGGTCATGGTGGCGTCCAGGTCGGTCAGGAAGTCTGCGACGTAGCTGGCGCCGGTGGTAACGTCACCGGGGAGCGCAGTCACCTGGAGAACGAGCGACTGCGGCTCGCCCACCAAGGGCTGCACGTTCTGCTGGCTGCCGCTGGGAGTGTAGCCCAGGTTGTGGCAGATAGCAGCGGTCGAGTAGCTGGTGCCAGCGGCCAAGGTTTGCGCGTTCAGGTTCGCGGGCTGGCCGCCGGGAAAGCCATTGTTCGGGAGGGAGCCGCTGTAGAAGTTCGCGGCATCAATTCCAATGCTCATGGTTGCCTCAAAGAATTCGTTGAAAGGATTCCCCCAGGAGCGGGGCGCTCCTGGGGGTAGACCCTAGTTCAGGCTTAGACCACCCGGCTCTCGGTCAGCAAGAGCTGGTCGCAAACCCGGATGGGGATGCCGCGGAACACCATCGTGTTCACGCCGTCCACGACCTCGTACTTCAACTGGCCGCCAGACAGCACGGCGTCGCGGGTCTGGACGTCCAGCATCTCAGCGATGGTCCGGTTGACGTAGAACGCCGGGCGCCCGCTGTTGATGTTCGGGATGTGGTGCGTGGCCCGAATCATGCCGTCCAGCAGGTCAGCTCCCTGCTTGGCAAGCAGCGTCGGCATGTCGATGTTCGCCATGCGGACGGCGTAGCGCCAATCCTGAACGAACAGGCCATGCTGCCAGCACCAGTGCTCGCGATAGACCTCTTGCAGGCCAGTGTTGGTGTCGCTGAAGGTGCCGGTGTTGATGGACTGCAAGCTCTGGATGCCCAGGTCACGGTGCTCAATGCCAGCCTTGGAGCCCTGGGGGAAGAAGCAGGTGATGGCATCGGGCTTCCAGGTGATCAGCCAAATGCTGGCATTGGTGCCAGCCGTGCCGCCCATGTCCAGAATGTTCTGAGCGTTGCCAGCCTCCAGGCTGTTGTAGCGGCTGCTCAGGCCCTCAAAGGCCGTGGGGTTGGCGCGGGACCCGTAGAACACGTTGCGGGCGAAGGTCTGGTTGAAGCTCTCAAGTTGCTGCTGGCTCTTCCTCACGCGCAGAGCGGCAACCTGAGACGGACCGCCGACTTCAGCAAGCCGCGCATCCACCTGAGTGTAGGCCTCCAAGCGGGCCGAGCTTTCAGTGATGGGCATGCTGGAACCGTTGGACACCGGCACGAACTGATTGTAGCCCGTATAGAAGCTCTCGGGCAGGCCGGTTTCAACCTCGCCCATGTGACCCAGGGGCATGTTGCTCTCAATCCAACCGGCGTCAGCGATGATGCCGTTCTGCTGGGAAAGCAGGTTTGCCACAAGGGTCTGAATCTTGTGGTCAGGACCCAGCATGTTCGTGAGCTGGGTCAGGGTGAACACGTTGGAATTAGCGATGACGGGCATAGTGCCCCTCCTTAGCTTTTGGGTTTACCGCTCTCGGTATAAAGAGCTTCTTGCCAGCCTTTAGGGCTGGAATCGACTTCTTTACCCTTTGAGGGCGGAATGACGGGCCGACCATCAACATAGTCGGGCGGCTGAACCATGACCTTGTAAGCACGCAGTCCTGCGCGAATCAACATGGGCATGTCAGCCAAGCCGTGCTTTTGCAGATGCTCCAAGTCGACGTCAGTGAAGAGCTGCTTGGCACCGAGCTTGGCATGCTCAATATTGGCCTTCACAATATCGTCAGAGCCACCGATTTCCGGGTCCTGGCGAATTGCAGCGAAGAATCCAAGCTGAGTGGCCTTGAACCGCTCTTGCTGTTGAACCACAGAATCATGCTGTAGCTGCAG